CGTGGACAACTATACTCAGTTGTTCGGTGCAATCCGTGATAAAAACTTTAAGAAGATGAGGACGTGGGTCGTCAATAACATTGACGTAGAACCAGCGGCGGTATTCCGTGGTGTCTACGATCGTATGTATGACCATGTCTCCCCGAATAGTATTCCACAACTTGTTTTGATACTTGCTGACTATCAATACAAGAATGCGTTTGTCGCAGATCATGAATTAAACATGGTCGCCTGTCTCACAGAGGTGATGGCAAACGTGGAGGTCAAAGCGTGAGTCCGTTTGATTTCCTAAACAGCATTAACAGTACCAAGGTAAATTTACTCGATAAGGATCCGGAAAATATTAATCAATACAATAGCTTCCTAGTAAATAGGTCGCTTTCATACTTTCCAGATACTGTGTTAATTAGTAACGAAATGAACAGGTTGCATCATATAGATGCGAGACTTCAACACGATTTTCTTATAAATATTATACGTAAGAAAAAACGTTTCTCGAAATGGGATAAACCCCAAAGTACAGATATCGAGTGTATCAAAGAGTATTACGGATATAGCGATTCCAAAGCGAAGCAGATTATTGGACTCTTAACCTCGGGACAATTACAAGAACTCAAAAATAAGGTTAATAAAGGTGGAAGAGAATAATCTAGTTCAGTGGAACTCAGAGATGATGTTAGAGATCACCCTAGCAGAACCTGATGATTTCCTAAAAGTTAGAGAAACCCTTACCAGAATAGGAGTTGCATCAAGACGCGACAACACCCTATTTCAATCGTGCCATATCCTACATAAACAGGGTAGGTACTTTATCGTCCATTTTAAGGAGTTGTTTTTACTGGACGGCAAAAAGTCAAACTTAGAAACGACGGACATGGAACGTCGTAACACGATCGCAACCCTTCTACAGGATTGGGGTCTGGTATCAATCGTAAACCCAGAAGTTGCACAAGATTGCGCTCCTATGCGACAGATCAAAATAATTTCGTATAAGGAAAAGTCAAAGTGGAATCTGCAACCGAAATACAACATCGGTAATAACTAATGGCGAAAGAATATTATGACATTTTTGAAGGTCGCGAAGACAATATTCGCGACAAAGTCCCATTCATAGGTCGACTTCCTTTTGATATGGAGTCGAACTATGGGTGGACGCAGTTCATGGAAATGATGGACTCGCATCCAGATGACCTATACGATCGTAACTCAGATAAGATGCGTATTGGTCTTAATGCTTTTCATTCTCGCGGCAGTGCGCCAGAGTTTGCAAAGAACATTTACGAAGAAATGCAAGAAGTATTTTCACTTCACGAAAACAAGATCACTAACATTGCGTTTAGTGGATTTGGTCGTGCTAGTGGATCTTATCCTTGGCATAAGGATTCGATGGACGTATTCTTGGTTCAGGTTATCTCTACCGTGGGTCTCAAAGTAGAACACATTAATAACGAGGAACCTTTTGATTTCGAGCCAGGCATGTTCGTCTATTTGCCAAGGGGAACCCATCACCAAGTATTCCCAAGGGTGTCTCGTGTTTCTTTCTCGTTCGGTGTGGAGGGTGATCCGGACCCATCAAAATACTACTAAGGAAATTCTCATGTCTGGTAAAAACGTTGTATCGTTATCAGAGGTCTTGAAAAAAAAACAGGATAAAGAGAAAGAACTTGAAATGTATCGAAGACATCTCACAATGATCGAAGACCGCATGGCCTTTCTAGAGATGGATCGAAAAGTTACGACGGAAATCATCGAGATGATCGAAAACGATGCCGTCGTAGTCGTTGATGATTCTCTACCTATTATACGTTTAGATGATGACGACTATGATGACCTAGATGATTGAATAGTGACATATTCACACGTCTAGTGTTACCTTTATACTCATAACGAGTATATATACTATCGACCTGCCACATAAGTGGGGGTTATTTTAAACTTGCTTAAAACTAAGGAGTTAGCAACATGACATTAACAGCAAAACAACTGTTCCCACGTTCAGCATTCGTCGGATTTGATACTATGATCGACGAACTAGACAGGGTCGCACGACACTCGGGTGATACGTTCCCCCCGCATAATATTCTAAAGACGGGAGAGGATCAATACCTAATCGAGTTAGCCGTCGCCGGTTTCACGGAAGACGAACTCGAAATCGAAGTAAAGAACCGAACACTTAGCATTCGAGGGTCTGTAAACGACACTAGAGAGTATATTCATAAAGGCATTTCGACGAAAAGATTTGAACGTCAGTTCCGTCTGTCGGAGTATGTTGAAGTAATGGGAGCTGATTTCAGGAACGGATTACTAGCCATTTCATTGGAAGTAATAATCCCTGAAAGTCAGAAGCCTCGTAAAGTAGCAATTAATTCGGGCGTCACTTATCAATCGACCCCGCAACTTTTAAACGAGGAGAACAACAATGGAGAAGAGCAACCGAGCCAACTCTAGGTTAGAAGAGATGGGTTGGATGTTCGCAGGACTATCAAGCGTATTCGTGGTAGCCGTCTGTGTCCAACAACTAATGTAATAAATAAGGGAACTTCGGTTCCCTTTTTTTATGTGTATGAACTACGATATCGACAAATTTAATGAATGTGGTTACGTTATAGTCACTGACTTTATGGATGAGACACATCACTGGCGTCTCAATATGGAGTGTGATATGTATCGTGAGTTTGCTTGCGGATTGGTTCGCAACGATCACGGGTGGATATTGAATTCTCCAAATAACCCCTGTAAACTAGACGGTGCTATGATGCGCAGTCATATCTTTCGAGATCTAGCCTCTAATGAGACATTGGTGTCTACCGCCCAACAATTATTGGACATCGAAGATCTCGACACCTACATATCTAAGTTTTTTCCTATGGTACCCAGAGAGGGATTCTCTGTTGGATGGCACCAAGACAACCACTACATTCGTGCAAACGCAAAACGACTAGTCAGTTGTGACGTATTCGTTAACGGCGCGGACAAGGAAAATGGATGTCTGAGAGTCGTCGCTGGATCTCATAACCGAACCTTCCTACATAACGATAAATCGCATGATGCGTTCCGATGGATTCATGTTGATGAGTCTGAAATGGACATAACCGACATCGAGTTAGACAAACCATTCGCTGTGTTCTTCCACGTGGATCTGGTACACGGTTGTTATAGAAACAAAAGTGACAGACATAGGTACAGTATTGCGTGGGAATACATACAGAGAGGGTATGTCCCACAAACACATAAAGATCACCAATCACAAGACAGGCTCCCCGTACTATGAAAGTAGTCCAGATCGTCATAAAGGGAAACAAAGTATCCGAAGAATATGCAGCACTCTCGCAGTATTCATTCGAACGCGCCTTGCGTGAGGGATATATTGATTCTATAGAACATTTCGATGCAATCACCCCAGAGTCTGAAGACTTCCAAGAACACGTAGACCGATACACATGGTCTCGTAGTTTGATGACACTGGACAATAAGAAGTTCGGTCAACCAAAGGACGACCACTCCCCTACAGAGAAGGCGGGGATGTGTTCTCACTGGGAGATCATGCGTCAGTGTGCGGTTAGCGGTGAACGCGTGTGGGTCATCGAACATGACACGTGGATGTTGGAAGAACGGTACGAGTCTTTTAAGGCTCTGGTCACTCTAACACCCGAAACTCTCTATGCAAACATTGGACTGTTCATGGGTATGTATTCTCTCGACCCAAGATTCTGTCACTGGGCGTATCACATGTTGACTACCAATGACTTTCCAATAAACTGCGGTCCTTACTGTGTTCTTCAACGTCTTTTCAGAACATACACCACAAATCACCTATCACATCCGGATATTAATTACTACGGAAAGCACGTTACTTCTTTACACCCATGGCATAACTGTGATACTATAGGCGTTGGTCGTGAAATTGGGAAGTTCTTTAATACAAATGATCCATTGGATAAATCACACGGGTTGCCTACGCCCACAACTCAGGTTGTTTCGAAAAGACTCGCTGTCACTCAGGAACATCACAGTTACAAACAGCAGTTACAAGACGAACCTTGGAAGAGGCATAAATTTTTTCACGTTATTGATTGACATAGCCTTTACAATGGGGTATAATGCGTCCCATGAGTAAATTTTATACATCCGTGTTGCGAATGGGCAACAACATACTGTATCGCGGTTACGACAACGGTCGTCAAATTAAACTGCGCGTACCCTTCAAACCCAAACTCTATGTTACCGGAAACTCTCCGTCAGACTGGAGAACCCTAGACGGCACTTCCGTGATGGAAATGCAGTTTGACTCGATGAAGGAGGCTACGGAATTCACCAAACAGTATCGAGATGTCTCCAACTTCAAGGTCTACGGTATGACCAACTACGCGATGCAGTTCATCGCGGAGACCTTCCCTAACGACATCAAGTTCGATCGCGAACAGGTTCGGGTACTTAACATCGATATTGAGGTCGCGTCCGACCAAGGGTTCCCATCACCAGACATTGCGGAACATCCGATAATTTCTATCTCAATACGCAACAACGATGGTATGTATTGGGTCTGGGGGCTCAACGACTACACGCCCACGCGCGAGGATGTTCTGTTTATCAAGTGCGACAACGAGGATGATCTACTGCGTAAGTTTGTAGACCACTGGGTCACCTACTCACCCGATATCATCACCGGATGGAACACACGATTCTTCGATATCCCCTACATCGTCAACCGATGTTACCGAATGTATGGTGACGACACGTTAGTAAAACGTCTCTCACCTTGGGGTGCGGTGCGTGAACGTGTACAGAAGATCAATGGGCGTGACAATCAAGAATATATCATTGAGGGTGTCGAACATCTCGACTATCTTGAGGTCTTCAAGAAATTCACCCTGAACACTTTGGGACAACAAGAGTCATATCGACTTGACCATATCGCCCACGTCGTCCTAGACGAACGCAAACTCTCATATGAGGAACACGGAAACCTACACACTCTCTATCGTGAGGACTACCAGAAGTTTATTGACTACAACGTCAAAGACGTGGAGTTGGTACACAAACTCGATGAGAAACTCGACCTTATTTCTCTGGTTCTGACTATGGCGTATCGCGGTGGTGTGAACTACGGAGACACCTTGGGTACCACGAACATTTGGGACTCGATCATCTATCGACTTCTGAATAAGAACAAGATCGCAATCCCACCCAAGACCGAAAAACCGAAGACTCCATATCCAGGCGGTTACGTAAAAGAACCGCAGGTAGGATCGCATGAATGGGTCACCTCGTTCGACTTGAACTCTCTATACCCGAACATCATTGTTCAGTATAACATGTCTCCAGAGACCGTTATGGACGGTCTGGTGGACGTATCGGTAGAGTCTTTCCTTGATGGTCAACAGATACAAGGTGAAGGATATTCCCTCGCGCCCACGGGTGTGCGATTCTCTCACGAACGCAAAGGTGTGATCCCGCAGATCATTGAACAGTACTATGCAGAACGTCGGATCATCAAGGATCAGATGCTCAAGTTGGATCAAGAGTATCAGAACAATCCGTCCAAGTCTCTTCAGTACAAGATCACATCACTAAACAACCAACAGATGGCGATCAAGATCCTAATGAACTCACTCTATGGTGCGTTGGGTAACAAGTGGTTCCGTTACTTTGATCAACGGGTCGCCGAGTCTATCACGATGGCAGGTCAGTTGGCAATCAAATGGGCAGAGAGGGCCGTTAATAATGAAATGCAAAAAATACTTGAAACAGAAGAAGACTATGTGGTGGCAATTGATACGGACTCTGTTTATATTAGGATGGGGTGCCTTGTTGACAAGTTTGCTCCTAAAAATCCAGTAAAGTTTTTAGACAATATTTGCCGAGAACACTTTGAAAAAACACTTGATGAGTCATACGCAAAGATGGCAGAGATCACAGGTGCATATGTCAACCGCATGGAGATGGGTCGTGAGGTTATCGCAGATCGTGGGATTTGGATGGCGAAGAAACGATACATCCTAAACGTCCACAACAATGAAGGTGTCCAGTACACAGAACCTAAACTCAAGATGATGGGTATCGAAGCGATCAAATCTTCCACTCCGCAGGTCGTCCGTGATAAGTTCAAGGAGATCTTCCGCGTCATTGTGGAGGGTACTGAGACTGACACTCAAGGATATATTCGAGACTTCCGGTCCCACTTCAAGACTCTGCCTCCCGAAGATGTGTCTTTCCCTCGTGGTGTTTCCAACCTTGATAAGTGGATCGACCGTGAACATGTTTTTAAGAAATCATGCCCGATTCACGTGCGTGGCGCGTTGACCTATAACAACGCGATCAAACAGAACGATCTCACCACACGTTATGAAAACGTGACGACCGGAACCAAGATCAAGTTCTGTTACCTCAAACTGCCTAACCGATTGGGACAGAACGTCGTATCGTTCCCTCTCAATCTACCCCCTGAACTCGGTCTACACAAGTTCGTAGACTATGACATGATGTTCGACAAGACCTTCCTTGACCCACTGGAACCGATCCTTGATGCGGTCGGGTGGAAGGCAGAACCAGCCGCAACCCTTGAGGACTTTTTTGGATGATTACTGATTTCTGTGTAATATGTGGTACGAAGGATGATCTTCACGTCCACCATATTGTTTGTAAAAAAAGTGTACTGAAACCTGTATCTGGCGATTATGATGACCCTACAAATCTGATAACTCTTTGTGTCGAACATCATGGGTGGATACATGGTTTGAAACCTAATAGATTCAATAACCACCATAATCTAATAAGAAATGGTATAGAGAGAGCAAAAAAGGAAGGAAAATATAAAGGACGCGCACCAACTGCGAGAAAGTTGGGTAACCGCATTCAAGAACTGCATCTCGGAGGAATGAAACCCTCTGCAATTGCAAAGGAACTCAATATCGGAGTTGCGTCGGTTTATCGATATAGAACCTAAAAATGGGAATATTACCATAAAAAAGTTTTAAAAAAGTGTTGACTTTCTCTCATCCTTTGGTATAATGGGTACATAAAGTGATGAGAGATGATTATGACTTACGAAGAAAAGATTGCAATGTACGATGAGAAGCTGAAGTACGAAGTGTGCCCGATGCGCATTCGTCAACTTGAGGGTCGAAAGTACACTTTGATGTTCGAAGAAGTTGAACGCCGCCTCAACGAGTTTGTTGGTCCTAAGATGGAGATCCCACTGCAATGAATGTAACAAAGTCACAGATAGAACAATATGGTAAAGTGTTTAAGGATAGGTCGAATTCTTTCGATGATTGTGGAGACTTAGACCTCTTCATTCATCGTCATTTAAGAAACAACTCCTACTTCAGAGAATATATCACTTCCATTGTGGGAGAAATGTCCTTGACTGTCGGTCGTCATGTAGATGGTCAAATGGGTGTTGATTTGTCATTATTTAACCATGATACCGGAGAGCGCGTTCTCGATATTGATCTTGAACGATGGAATGCATGGGGCACTGAGTGGCCAACTAACTATCGTTGGATACACGTCTTGGGTAGAAAGACAAAGTATGTTGAGTCCAATGTCCCTTTTTTATTCTGTCCCATGAGTCAAAATCGGGATCGTTTTTTAGTTGTTGATACCAAAGTGATCAAAAAGTATCCAGTTAAGAACAAGTATTTTGTCGGTAAAGGTCATAGTGATAATGTTCGAGAAGTACCAATGACTCAGGGATACATCTTTGGGTCGTATACTCTGAGAGAAAAGTCGCTTTTTAAGACTTGGACAGAGACAGTAAATCTCTTCTCTATAATGTGACTTATTACCTAAAAAAAGTCACGTTTAAGTGTTGACTTTCTTTCATACTTTGGTATAATGGTTACATAAAGTCATGAGAGAGGTTGTTATGGGATACAGAATTTTGAACATTTCAGATGAAACCCGCGAGAAGTATCAAGAGCGTGTGGGTCTGGAAGGTCCATTTTTCTATGACGGTGATAGAGTCTTATATTATGATGCACGTGAAGGTGCCTATCTCGATCCCACTACCGACATGTACTTAACCTATGATGAATATCAGGAGTTTGTGTAATGAGTAATTCAATTATTGTTGTTATCGCCACTCAGTTTCGTGAGAACTACGGTGCCCACGATTGGGACGGTGAGGGTTACTGCCCTCAGCACTGGAAGTCTAAGGGTGGCGACACCTACTTCATTAACGCGTCGGCGGATGATATCGCCAACACTCAGTGGTGGGTCGACGTTGAGCGTTCTATCGAGCACTCATCCGCATACTCTGAGGAGTACATCATCTCTGAGTCGGTCGTCGATCTTATCGACTTCCGTGAGGAAGACCACATCGAGTTCTGGGAGTCCGCGATCTACGCGTCGGTAGACTTCGGTCAGTTGTACTGCGAGAAGAAGGCGCTCAACTTCGAAAAC